TTTATCAACAAGTTTATAACAAACAATGTCTTGGTCTGCGGCTTTTAATTTATTTTCCTTACTGTATAAACACATGATTATTCAGCTTTTTCGATTTTATGAAATATAATCTTTGCTATCACGTTTGTTGATTTAAAATTCGACAATGTAATTTCTTCGATATTGTTTCGGACAAAGCACCAGAACAAATCCATATTTTCAATTCTCTCGCTTGGCATTTTTATACCAATCAAAGCAAACAATTCACAAAAAACATCAACAACACCAACACAAGATATGTGTTCTGGTATCCAATTCTTCCTTGCATATTCCAAAAATGAAGAAAAATGAAATTTTATGGAATCGTACATTTCTTCAGTTAGTTCAATGTTATATTGGCCTTTAATTTGAATCCTAAAATAATCATCCAACATGGTAGATGTAACTTGGCTTGAGAATACTATGTGCGAATCACTGACATTATTTGTTACACCAATGTATTTGAAATCTTTTGAATATTCTTCAGCAACAGCTAATCCAGTTTTATATGCCATATCATAATCAATATAATAAGGAGTAGCTTTTACTAGTTTTTCATACTCCCTATTCAATCTTGACATAAGAGTGTTGAAATCCACTTTGAAATTTTCATATTTTTTACACAATTCAATATACGCAAACGTAACCATGAACACATCGTGAGTTTTCACATCGTTTCTTAATTCAACCAATTTATCAGCAATAGGTTTGATTGAATTAAGGAACCTGTGTTTTGTTACATCATCAACGTTGTTTAGCAATCCAACTTTTGAAAAAGCAAGAACACCAATGTCTTTGTATAATTCAAGTGTTAAGTCCATATTACACATTTTTAATCACCAAATCCAATACTCTTTCTGTTTACACTTGTTGTGTTTTTCAATAAACCATTACCCTTTACCATTGATTCAACTCTCTGGAATGATTCAACCTCGCCATGACCGAAGACAAAGTGCAATAATATAAGTTCGTTGATATGGTCAATTGTAAATCCACGTGTCCTGTCAACCCACTTTTCGATGTCAATCTTCTTGAGGTCATCTGGAAGTACGGTCTTTTCGATGAAGATTCTTCTGCTTTCATCATTTGGCAATGGAAATTCTTGTACAATATCAAATCGGCTCGGTCTGTTTGTATATCTGCTCTCAAGATACTCAATGTGGTTTGTTGTGGCAATCATAACCAATCCACCCAACTTCAAATTACCGTCAAGAATATTCAAAATCAAAGTGTTCAAACTTGACGAACGCTCAACAAACGTGTCAATATCCTCGATGATTCCAATAATCTTCCTTGTTGGCTCAATTTTCCTTATTCTCTTTACAGCATCTGGGAAATATTCAATTTCAGGTTCTGTACTCAATGAAAACACAAGCCCGTCATACTTTTCAATCAACTCTTCACACATAAGGTTGATAAGGCTTGTCTTTCCTGTTCCTGGAGCTGAATATAAAAGATAATTCCTTCTGAACACCCTCTGATATTTCTTGTATGTTTCCTCAAGTGTCCAGAATTTTGAAATGTCGTTTAGAAGTGTGTCAGTGGCCTCATTAGGCAGTCTGTACAATTTGTTCAACTCCACGGTTTCCTTCTGGAAAAACATACCGATGTCATTTGAGAAATTAATTGAATAATGCCCCCTTTCCAATCTACCGAATGTGTTGTTCACTGGAATTATTCTGCCGTTCATGTCACTCCATTGACATACAGCTTTTTCACTTTCATTAACTGGCTTTATTTCATAGCCAATGCCGTCTTCCTCTCTACGAGGTTCATCATATCTTTGTAACAATCCCATTTTTTATTTATTTGTTCTGTTTTTATTATTATCAATCATTCCAACAACCTCCAATGCCTCAAGCAAACCTCTTTTTACCTGTATGTATTTATACATTTTTTTTATGACATTTACAAATGATAGCAAATAAAAAACCCATCCAATAATTTTAATTGAATGGGGAATTGCTTTATGTTATATCGGAAATAATATTATTTAAATCCTATTAACTTTAAGTTTGATTGTAGAATTTAACATGAAGGTAGCCATATTTAAGATAATGTTCTTGCGTAATTTTCCCATGAACATAAGCATCTGTCATAGATGCTGTAGAACCTTCTGTAATTATAATTCTATTTTCATTACCACTGTTTTGAGCATTATATGTATATTCTATCAATGCTTCAGGGATAAACACATACACATACACATCGTTTGGTGTTAAATTATATTCAGTATATTTCATCCCATCCCATTTCACAATATTTTTACTGCCAGTAAAACCTGAACAATTCACACTTATCCAGTGGTTGCCTACACTATTAAATGATGTTAACATTTGATTATAAATGTTATTGAAATTATTACGGAATTGTATAATACTATAATTATCATTTCCAACAATTGCATCTGTTCCACCATAATCAGCTATCCAATAGTTTTCAATATTGTTTGTAACATTGTCAAACCTCCAACTTATGCGACTCGGCGGTACAAATGTATCATAATCTGGATAAATTGATGATGGAAAAATACAATATCCACCCATTTGTAATTTGGCTAATGCTCTCTCATATATCAATTGGTTTTTTACATCTGTTGTGATATTCATGTTTATTATATCAGATACATTTATTAGCGTAACCCTTGGTAACATTAATGCTCTTGATTGTGTTGTTTTGTATATATCACATGGTGGTAATTCCAAAGTGGCTGTATTCCCCATGGCACTGAAGGCTTGTGATGTGAAATATTCTCTGTTATAAAATAATAGTTTTCCTGTTGTGGATACAACATTACCAGTAAAAGGACCAACCCATGTTCCATTATTTGAGTCGTATACTTGTTTATTATAGTAATAAGATGGTTGACTGGGTTTAAGTTTTATTACATACCACATCTCTGATGTAACTCCATAATTTAAATCATAGTTGCTTTCTACTGTCTGTTTAATTATTATATGAATTCCATCATTCTGCGAAACATATTGAAACATATTAGGATAATCAGCTGGGTCTGTGTTAGGACCAATTGTCGGAGCTACATCTGGTTCAAATGGTTCTTGGCTTGGAGGTAACTGGCTGTCATCAATCTTCCTCCGAACATAATCACCAACCCTTAAGAATCTGTTCTCATCCAAGTTGTTTGGATAACCTGGTCTGTAGTAAATGCAAAATGCACTTGTTATGTTGGTACCCAGTGAACTATACGGAACATTTCTCCTGTTTGTTGAGAAATTACTGAATTCGTCGAAAACATCACTCAATGAAGAACCGTTTGCAAGTTCCCCGTTATTCTCCATGATTACCCTGTTAGTACCACTGTGGATGTTCACCCATTTACCAACATAACCGCCACGCTCCAAATAAACATCTATACCGTGTTCGATGTGGTACTGGTCTGTGCTTTTCATTTTAAACACTCCTTTATTATCTGTTTGCCCAATGAAGCCGTCTAATGGTGTATATACGTTTACATTCTCTATATAAATTGTGTTTGTGTATGGATAGTACACATTTGGCTCGTATCTGTCTGTTACACATGTTATGTTAAATTGCGCCATTTCGTTTCACTACTTTATTGTTTTATTGCTCTAAATAAATAGTTTGAATCATGTTGTTAATTTTAATTGTTAATTAAATGTTAATTGTTGAAACAGTACTATATTATTATAATTGTAATTGTATTAAGGAATGGAACTGTAATTTTAATTGAAAGTTACGGATGATGATTGTGATTGTGATTTTAATTGTAATTTTCACTTCAACAGACATCGACAAAACACCAAAAACAACTGTTGGTTGTGTTAATTTTAATTAAAATTTTCATATTTTTTTTCACAAATTTCACAATTTCCCGAATTTTGTTTCTTGTTTATAATTCACTTGTTATCAGTGAGTTATGATGCTTTTAATTTAAATTACTGATTCAGAGTTAATTATAATTAAAATTGTTAATAACCTCATCAGATTGTTAATAACTAAAAATTTTCCTCCTGTGTGAATTATACTGGGATGGTAATTTAGTATAATTTTAATTATAATAACAAAAAGTATGCATATAAAAAAATCCCCCATAAAGGGGGATAGTGTGTTATAGAACAAGGAAAGTTATTCCAATTGTTTTGGTCCAACATGGTTATGAGGTTTGTTAGAGGTTGAGTCGATATGTGGATTGGATTGAGATTCGGATTGTGATTCGGTAGTGCCGCTGTATTTGCCGAAGCCGTGGATTCTGTCCATTTCACCGCAGGCGATGATAAGGAAGAAGATGGCGATAAAGATTAGCATTATATTGATGAATGAAGAGAAGAAGGCCACTTTGACGGCAAGGTAGAAGCCAAGGGCTGACAGTATGAACAAGGCGAGTACCAAAACTTGCGACATAAAGTGTTTGAATTCTTTCATTGTCAAATTAATTTTAATTTTATAAAAATTTTCTAATTTAAATTAGAATAATAAACAGTTGCCCCAAATATATTAGGCAATATAAATAGTTTGGAAAAAGTAGAAAATCCCAGTATTAGAGAGTATGTACGCAGTTGCGTATTAGGGTAAAAAAAGTGGGATGGGGCCCAGTGCATTACCGTAATCCCATCCCGTGTTTACAAACAATATGAAACTTATGAAGAATTTTTGTTATGTATAAGATTATACAATTAAAATTTTAATTTTCCAAGAAAAAAAGTCATCAAAGGATAACAGTGCCTTTATTGATTTGGTCGATACGTTTCAGGCAGATGTGAATGATTTTCTTATAGTCTTCGAGTCTGGATTGAGTATCGTCAAGTCCAGGGAGTTCTTTTTTACGGAGAACACGTTTGACAATATCGGCGTCCCATGGGTTGAGGTTATAGTCTTCCCAGATATCCCAAGGTTGGATTTTGTGTTGGGAGTAATCAGAGGTTCCGATGTTATAGTCACGGATATCTGAATTGAAATTAAAATTTGGATTAGTATTATTAGGGTCATAAAGCGGGTCGGTTTCCACATCCGCATTTGCGTATATTGCTTCCATATTTTTCATCATTTTTTTAGCCTCGTTGAAGTCCACCACGCCTTTTGTTTTTTCAGTGACTGGAGTGTCAGCAACTTCTTCATTTAACGTCCCGCCATATGTTAACGGTGATGTTTGTTTTTCTTCTTGTTGTTCTGTTATCCATGATGGCATTTGGCCAATCGTTAATTTAGCTTCATTGGTTTGATTTTGACAAGTCTCATTGGATTTGTCATTATTTTTGAAATTGATTTCAATGTGTTTATTTTCTGGCATTACATTAATTGAATTATAATTTAGATTATTATTGTAATTTTAATTTTAATTTACAAATAAAAAAAATGGCTATGCTTGAGCATAAGCGACAGCCATTTTTTGTTCAGCGGATTTACGCAGTTGTCTTACTCTTTCTGCTGTTAAGCCCAATTGCTCACCGATTTCTTTGTCTTTGTATTCTTTTACATAACCACATCCGTTAGCCATTTTGATAATGGTTTGTTCTCTTTCGCTGAGTTGTTCAAGTGCTTTGTTGATTTTGTATGAAGTATCTTCAGAGTCAACAACATCAAGATAATCGTTATGTGATGCTGAGATTTGAGCATATTCTGAGTAGTCTGACATATCGTCATCATCTTCATTGGAAATATCGTCAATGGAGTAAGTGGTAGCATCCACGATGTCTGAAATGTTTTTGATATCCAGGTCGTATTTTTCAGAGAGCATATCCATGATTTCATCCACGGTTGGCAAGATGCCATACTTATTGAAAAACTCATTTTCCACCTCCTTCACTTTGCCAGCATACAGTGCGTTAGTGCATGAGCGTACAGTTTTCCCCTCCTTGGAAAGATAGCGTTTAATGGCCCGTCTGACGTAGTTATAAGCCATTGTAGTGAATCTATTACCGCTATTCAATTTATAATCTTCCAAAGCTTTGAAAAGTGCCAAATTACCTTCATTGACTAAATCAATGAGAATGTCTCCAGTGGCATAACGTTTTGCAATAGCAAAGACGAAACGCATATGAGATGTAATGATTTTGTTTCTAATTTCAATTTTCTTATCAGGGTCTTTTGTTTCGACCAATTCTTTGAAGAGGTTGTATTCCTCTTCTCTGGTGATAACATCATAAGGCTTGATATCCTTGAGGTAGTCCTTAATCAAGTCTGTTCTTTCAATGTAATAAGTTTTCTGTTTTAAATTCATTGTTGTAAGTTTTATATTGTTTGTTTGTAATTTCAAATTTTAATTGTTGCTTGTTTTGTGTACGCAGTTGCGTATTACAGGTACAGGCGTAACGGTTAAGCAAGCAAAAACCGTGCCAAAAAAAATGTGGGGATGTATCAAGAAATATAACACAAAATAATAATGTAATCCAAAAACCGCTTTATACCGCAAAAAGAAATTAGCACCACAGCTCCAAAGGTACTAAAGAACAATCCCCACATTTTAAAAGAAAGGAGATTTGACATTTAACGCTATCAGTGGCGTATATTAAACAGCAATCGAGGCGGTGCACCTTTTGAGGTAGTATGCTTTTGCCCAATATTTTTTACCTCATCACCTTTTTCTTTCGCAGGATGCGTGATAATGCCTGCACATAATAACGAAAGTAGTTTGTGAACAATTTATCATGAAAACATTGAAAATTGCTGTACGATTGCTTTGGTTATATATTATTGTTAGTTTTATCAAAGAACATTCATTTGTCGGAAAGCATTTACTGGTAACCTCCTATAGTTAATAGTTGATAATTGCTGTCAGCTTCCCTGTATGTACTATTATACAATTTTTTTTTGAAAAAGCAAATTATAAATGAATTTTTTTTTATCCCTCCCAGCCGTAGTTATCCTTGAAGATACACTTGATATATCCATACTTCTTTCGTAGGAGGAGGATGCAGTAGATATTGTCTGCCTCCTTGATAGTGGTAAATTGGGCATATTCCTTCACTTTGTTGGGATTGCATCGGTAGATGGTTTGATTGCCATGCACCTCAACCTTTGTCACTGGGAACACTCCGTGTTGTAGATTTTCGCTTGTGTACCATGTGATGGTATCATTTGTCTTGTTTAGTTGGACGCTCACGGCGATGACTTTTTCACCTGTCAGCATGTCATGCTCATACGAGCGAACGATTGCGTTGTTGCAATATGATGTCTGTGCGAAAGAGGCGAATCCGATAAGGACTGCGATAATTGTAATTAAAATTTTCTTCATATTAATCTAAATTGGTTTATACTATGTTTCTATGTACGCAGTTGCGTATTATGTATTTGTGATTCTTGTTAATTAAATTGAAAAATCCAAATTAAAATTATTCCGTTGGAGGAATTTGTGATTCGATGTCAGGGTTTTCCCCGAAGAAGTTACCATTGTTGGAATATTCATCTTTCCAGAGATATTGCTTGCATCCGTCGGAAATGAACACAAGGATGACAAGTGAAATGAAAGCCATGAAAGTAAACATAAAGTCACCTTTAATGGTTTGGAGAGAATTTATGATTCCGAACACAAGGGTGACAACGATGAAAATGAGACCGATGGACACCCAAATTGCTTTACCTCTATTACTCATATATGCTTATCTATTAGTTAATAATAAAATTAAAATTCTAATTAACATTAATAATATTATATTAAAATAATAATATTATTAATTTTGTATTAAAGAATATTCAAATATTAGCAGTCTTTTCATAGTTTATATTTCTTGATGGCAACATGTGTCAATATGATAGACAAGATGAATGAGACCGCCATTGAATGGATTTCAAGTGTTTTCAAAATACCGACATGGGCAACCAAAGCCATATTGATGTAATATATGACAAGTGCGATGATTGATGACACGGCAACAATTAGGATAAACATCAATATCTTTTTCATACATCAATTACTTGCTGAAATTGATGAGGATTTGGTTATCCGATGTGATGGTTAATGAAACACCTTTGCCGTTCACAAAATCAATCCCACGCAAGAAATTATAGTTTTCTTCAAGGTTTGGTTTTAACTTAATTTCATACTTGAACAACAAATCCACGAAATCGGTTGATGCTTTGTTTACGATTTCCATTGGGATATATACACCACCCTTTTCATCAATAGTGGCGATTTCATCCCCATCTCCATCATATAATTTGACGGAATGCAGTTCTAACTTACTTGTGACTTGTTTGTCATTCACGAATTCCAAAAAATCTAAAATAAAATCAATGTCCATAGCTATAAAATTTTTGTGAATAATAATACTTCTATATTTGGGGTATGTTATATGCAAATATCATGCCAAACATAATTTAGATGTTGTTAATTATAATTTGTTATTGAAAACTCTGCTGAATAGAAGTTTTCCCTCGTCCGTGACCCTAATTTCAACATAGGAAACAACCTCATCTTTGACAATATGACAGATGAGACAATTTCTCAAATACATAAGTCTTTCCTTTGGTGTGTATGCCACATCGCAATGCCATTTCGCCTTTGTGAGCGTTTCAAAATGTTGATTTTCGTTGTCTATGACCCAATATCCTTTCATAACTTTTATTTTTAATTATTTATTTAACACTATTTCACATTGGTCTTTCAATGCACAAATCATGTCGGTATTATGATTGTGATTGAAATTCATACTTTCCAATACCTCAACAATCAAGGTAGGAATCGCGCCCTCCAAGCCATCTTCCATGACGCTTGACAAGACTTCTTTCAATTGTTCTTTATAATTCATAATTCAAAATTTATTTTAATGGTGTCAAATCTTTATCATCAACAACTATCGTGGTGTATGTCATCAGAATTGGATTACGCTTTGATATGCAATATTGTTGCGGTTTCTCAAACTGCACTATATATGTGCGCGATTCATCATTATAAGGTAATGTGATAATATGCCCATTACCGAAACCTCTTACTTTCACTTTTTGGTTCAACTTAAAAAGAAACATGTCTATTCAAATTTTAATTATCATTACTACACCCTACTACATGCAAATATCGTGCCAAAATTATCTGTCAGTATATATGACAAAATGGCATGACAAAATGTCAGCACTGACACACACCATATAAAAAAATAAAGGGTAGGTTGGAGTACACTCTCCTACCCATTTTAAGTGTGACGGAGTACACTCTCCTATCCATTTTAGGACACACTTTAATCCAATGTTCAGCCCTTTTCGGCAAGTCCTATGCCTAATCGGTTTCTATGTCCTATGCTACTATGGTGGTCTAATCATAATTGAAATTATTAATTGGTTCGCATATAGCAATATGCAAAAAGCGTGCCAAACCTCATCGGAGTGGCACGCTGGCAACAATTAAAATTAAGATTATGGTTTATTCTACTGATTCATCATCAACATCATCAAATTCTTCATCATTTTCGCAAGGATTCCATCCCCAGCACTCCTCATATAGTGTGGCATCTTCACTATGCCATTCAACATCAAATTCATTGTTTTCGTTGATAATATAGAGACCCATATTAGATGCAAAATCCTCATCACAGAACATACCACTCATTTTACACCCCTCTTCAACACACACTTTTGCAAGTTGCTCCATATAAGGCATAGGAGCGTGCCATGCGGTTTGAAACATAATTTGCATTACGTTATCGTTGAGCATTGTGATTTCTTCGTCATAGACATCCCACTTCGTACCCCAATGTTGTATGTTCCAATCAAACCAACAATTTTCTTTCCCATACTTATCTTCGGTAGCTTTTGTTAAAAACTCACCTTGAAAAATATTTGTTGGTTTTGGGATAAGTCTGTTCATGGTCAGTGTTCCGAGTTTCGGAATTACCGTTTTGAAATCATCAGCAAGATTCTTGTTTCGCTCATTAAGTTCGCTGATGTATTCCTCTGTTACAAGGATTCTGTTCTTTACTCTCTCAACAGATTCTTTCGTTCCGCTGATTGTGATTATTGATTGAATGTGATTAGGCATTGTAATTGAAATTTTAATTTGTTAATACTAATTTATTACCAAGTGTTGCGTTATGTACGCAGTTGCGTATTAGTCTTGAACGTAAATCTTTCTTATTCTTCCCTCCCACAAATCGCAATTGTTTTTCACTTTGAATAAGCCATTTTTATCTTCATAAGATTCAACATCTTCTCCAATGTATTGACCTCTGAACACTTCAAGTACCTTGCCTTGTTCGCTGCTCATTTCCATATAAGCCGCATCGTGATTGCGAAACACCTTTGTGACTTTATTAAATTCAAAATTAAGACCATGATACCACTTTGATTCCCATAACCAAACATAATCCTTTTGGAACACATCTTTCCCTTGTTCCTTGTTGATTTCCCGCTTTACATCTTCAATAGCATCTTCTTCACCACTGATGACCGCAAGCATCACGGAAAAACCACGATTTCCCTCCAAATAATCAACAATAGTTTGAAAGTAATCGTTTTTGAAACTCTCATCATAATCGCTGACAATGATTTGAGCGGCACGCATCGCCAATGCCTCTTCAACTTCATTATCAATAAAGTATCTTATATCTTTTGTGTTAAAAAACGGCAATTCATTAACTCCAAATGATTTTATTGTCTCCATAATTACACTACGATAACTTTTGCAAGCAGGGTACATTACAATCACTTCATCAGTAATTGTCTCTTCCTGCATTTCAATCATATCCATAGTGGTTTGCCTTATTTCATACTCAACTTTATTACCATCGGAAATGGTAACATAATCGTTGCCTTTCCAAACATCATATCCGTTGAAAACGAAATGCACATCTTTGCTGGCAAGTGCATCTTTGTCAATTTTAATCTCACTTGCAACCTCCGCAAGCATCACTTCTTTCGCTTGTGAAAAAGATGGGAAACTCCAAATAAGTGTTTCGTTATACAATTGGGTTCTAATTAAATTGAAAATTTTAATATACATAATCTTTTATTTTTAATTGTTGATTAATTGAATTAATTGTGTTGTGTTATGTGCAAATACCATGCCAATTTTAATTACAAGAATCGTAATACAACTGCTCTAATTGTTCATCAGTGAGGTTATCAAAATCCTCAATATAATCTGATTCGCCAACGTATTCGTATGGGTCTGATTCATCTGCATATCCACTACGCAGGTTGAACTCAATGTATGACATACTATTGTCAATGTCATAACAATAACGGCATTTCACTTCGCCATCAATGGTGTCAATTGTTCTGATTTTAGGCATAATTCTAATTTTAATTGTTAATACTAAATTGTCATATACCTATATGCAAAAACCATGCCAAATTAAGATTTGAACACTGGCATGATTCCACATTCTTTCAACGCAGTGTTAATTTCATCTTTTGTGGAGGTAAGTGGCATATTCAATTCAAGCATAAAGTCAAGCAGGGTTTCACCCATAAAAGCGATTCCACCCTCTTCTGTTTCATCATCTTCAAGGAATGTGTGCGCCATTTTGACTACAAGAGGATTTTCTTTCACCGCAAGCAAAATGTTTTCCAAAACATCTTCATCAATTTCATCATAGGTTTCAAACTGATGCAGGATTGTGTTATTTGTGAATCTTTCAATCCCAACTTTTGTCACAATACCCTTTTCGGTGTCATATCCGTTACCATTCCAAATGTCATTGATTTCATATCCAAGACCAGCATACAACTTGCAGTCTTCAATCATATCATTCTTATGAGTGTTCATTGTTGGTGTGTCAGATTCTTTAACTATTGAAAGTGTTGCCGTGTATCTCTCCTCACGGATGGTAACACTATTCACTCTATCCAAATACACAGAAACCAAGATGTTTCCGTTTTCAATTTTGTTAGATAAATCTCTCATTGCATCAGCAATACGATAATCTTCCGCTTGAATTTCAATCTTAATCATAATTCTAAATTTTAATTGTGAATAATAAATTGTTATTGTGATATATGCAACAATCGTGCCAAAAATAAAAATGTCATAATGTCATGTATGTTCGCCAAATTGTCAGTACATAATGTCACGTGACAAAATGACAAAGGTGTGCCAAAATGACACACCCATGACAATTAACAATTAAAATTATATTATTCACAATCCACAATATACGGACTTCCGTCAAGGGTAAGGTTCTCATAAACTTGTGTTTCATCGGGATTCATATCCTCCACAAGTGTTAAAGCCTCTTCTTCGGTGTGTGCCTCCACAACAAACTCTTCTGATGTTGTATAATTGATTTTGATGGTGTATTTCTTTTTTGTGGGTGCCAACTCTTTGAAATACTCGTCAATCTCTTTTTGAGACATTTCCGTAAACCACGGCTCAATCTCCTTGTAATTTTCGGGGATGGTATCTGAAACCTCAATTAAATCACCTTTCCAAGTGCCAACAAGTTCCATGTGCGCACCATCATAGTCTCCACCTCCACGACCATTTCCGTCAGCAGTAAGAATGGGTAGAGGATGAGCAACACCATTCCAACCTTTCATGTCGGGAATTGTTTGCTTTTTGAGGTCAAACCATTCCTTTTTGTCATGGTTGATATAGATGGTGTTTTCATTAAGGGCTTGTTCAATCACATTCATCTCAATGTCATTTTGAGACTCTTCGGCTTTGTCGCAAAGCATATAGTAATTATCCTCTCCAACAACCTCATCACCATAGTCTCCTGCCCAAACAAGTCTCTTCGGTGAATTAATCATTTTGTAGGTAACATTCATTACGAAATGATTACGAACATACGAATGCTCCATAAGTTTTGAGCCATCGTTGGTGTCCCAAGATTCAAAATATTCTTTAACTTTGTCTTTTTTTGCGTTGATGAAACACGCTTTGAAATATTGTCCCATAATTCTTAATTTTTTTGTTAATACTAATTTTAATTACCTGTGTTGTGTTATATGCAATTATCGTGCCAAATGTTCGCAAAGGTTTGAAATTGCAAGATAAAGTGTGTGCAAGTCTTCAAAATTCAAATCTATGATAGGACACGCTTCACCATTTTCCAATGTGATATAGATAACACCATTTTCATTGCACATTACTCGCTCCATGTGTACACCCTCCTCGCAGTCGTTTTCAAAATAGTCCACATAGTCCATTGATGGTGTCCAAACCTCATCGTCTTCGGTTTCATAATCAGCCCAATCAATACTTCCACCAAAATCATTATTCAATGTATCTTTGATGTCCTCAATGATTTTAGCCGATATTTCCGCCTGCATATCCATCACCTTTTCGATTTGCTTTGCATTTTCTTTATACTTCATAATAATTCTAATTAGATTGTTTGGCGGTGCGCACTTTTGTATTGGGTGGCGCACCTTGACCCTTTGTGATTTATGCAATTATCGTGCCAAAATCAGAACTCACACCACAAGAGACCTTGCACAATTCCATCTTGCGCACCGATGAGATATTGCGGTTTCTTTGTTTTCATAAAATCAGCGACAATGTTTTGATAACGACAAAATTCCTCATTATAAACTCTCAAATGTGCAATTTCTTTTAGACCCAAGACATCAACATACAAATAACTTTTAACCTCAACGCAGGATGGATTTTCCAAAGTTTCAAGGTCAATTGGTTCACCGAATTGTTTGACAATATCCAATTCGTCATTGTAAGACAGATTCATTTTGGTTTTAAGACCATTCTTTTTGGCAATCTCAATAACCTCTTTGTACTCACCGCTATTGAAATCATTGTATCGTGATGATACAACATCCCAAATAGCACATACATCGTCAAAGATGAGACGATAACTCTCCACGTTTGATTCTCCTTCAACCTCAACGCTAAATGCAATATCAGTGACTTTAATTGATTTCACCTCCTCGCACATTGACGAGGCATATTCAATACGGTATCCTCCATCATAGGCGATACACAATGTATCGTCATATTTTTTGTCAGTAAGCGAGATTTTGCCACCCATCTCTTTCAGCATATTGGTGATTGCCGAAACAATGTCTTGGCGCAATTCCCTTGTATTGGAATAATGTTTTGCTAATCTTTCGTTGATTTCTTTTGTGTCAATTGTTGCCATAATAATCTAAAATTTTAATTGTTATTACTAAAATGATTGTGTTGTGCTATATGCAAATACCATGCCAAAGGTTATGTACGCAACTGCGTATTAGCGCATAGGATAATCCGTACAAGAGATACAAGCGTCAAACAAGACTTCATCATCGCAGGTTCTCACATTGTTCATTGCCTTGATGATGGCATCCTCTTCCTCACATTCGGGCATATCGTTTACATTGACCTTAACCTTTGTGGTGATTTCAAAAGTTACAATCTTCTCCACTTGTTTCGGTTTGTTGTCAAACCGCACAATGGTCGGCTTGTTGTCGTGTTCACACATTTCCTTTGTAGCATATAACTTTTGTTGATTGAATTTGTCATTTTCACAATCACTATATTCAACGGAAATATTGTTTGCGAAATCAAATTGAAATCTTCGTGCAAAATACTTTCCACATGGCTTTGTTCCATCCCAGCACCAAGACTTGGCATAAAAATTGAGGTAGGACTTTTCCCCGTTTTTAACAAGACTGAATTTATAATTTCTAAAATTCAAATCGTTAAACATGATATTCGCCCATTTAAGTCTGAAATCCGAATCTGTATGTGTATAAATGTAATTGCTTGTTAATGCGCAAGCATCTTCTTCCGTGAGGTATAATTTCCCGTAGAGGGAATCAATTTTAGACATTCCTAAAACACCCATACCTGCAATCTCCAATCTTAATTCAGTTGGCTTTACATAACTTATGATTGGATTGGTTTCCAAAAGTGAGCCACAAAAACTGATGTTTTCAAATGTTGAAATCAAGGTTATAATTCTCGCCTCACGAACTTCGTGTTGTTTGTCTTGTGTTGTGATGTTGATGTAAAGGGTTCGGTTCTTAATGCTTTCCATAATAATCTAAATTTTAATTGTTAATACTAAATTGTCACTACCATATATGCAATTATCGTGCCAAACATTTAATCCTATCCTCATACCACGAAATATCTTTGTGGTGTTGGGCATTCAAATTATCAATAATTGTTTGGTAAATCTCAATCCATTCTTCGTTGGTACCGTGAAAGCGATAAGCATTAGACGATGCAAAATTTGTCTTTGACACAGACTTTGCGCCATCAGTCACCATATCATCCAAAAATAACGCATAGTAACAATCTTTTGGGTGCAGGCACACAAACTCCATTATATTCACTTTGTCACCCTCAATGACAACAACCTTATCACCTTTTTTCAATTCATCAAAACTTCTAACAATTTCCATAATTTATAAAATTTTAATTTGACAATACCACATATACAAAAAGCGTGCCAAAACTTATTTGTCATATCCAATGACAAATTGTCAAACATGACTGACACAATGGCATACTGACACAATGACATGACACGGCTGACAAAATGTCCTTATAAAAAAATAAAGGGTAGGTTGGAGTACACTCTCCTAAATACCTCATTGTAAGTTGGAGTACACTCTCCTACGATACTATCAGTATTCAGCCCTTTTCGGCAAGTCCTATGCCTCATTGGTTTTCTATATCCTATGCTATTATGGTGGCATTGTTTTGGAGTTTTAAGTTAGACAATCCGTTTACATTACCATATATGCAAAAAGCGTGCCAAACCCATATTGGGAATGGCACGCTGACAACAATTAAAATTAAGATTATGGTTATTCAATGTATCTCACCTCAATTTTTCCGACCCAATAATCATCGTGATTCTTTTTTTCTGACAATTCGTATGTGGTGATGTTTGGTGTTTCGGTTATCTCTTCACTGACATCAGCGCCATAATTGGCAATAAATGATAATAAAACATTTTTGTGTTCATCAACCAAAGCATTGAGGGCATTGTCATAGTCATCAAAAAGTCTAAACTTAAAATCGGGAGAAAAACAGCCACCGCCATACATACAAGATGATAAAGCCCAAACCTTTTTGTGGTTGAATAAAGTTTCAGTAGGATTTTCACTATCGTATTGGATTTGATATTGGGTAATCATTTCCCCATTGATAATCTTTGCCAAGTGGCAAATATAAACATTATCGTGAAGATAACTGACCACTTTATCTAACTCCTCATAAGAAGGTTTAATGCCATCTGTAAGTTTTTTGGCTGCGCAATATGCCATTGTGTTAAGGAGTTTATAATTTATAAAATTATCTATATCATCTTTATCATCAATATTCGGGTAGTCTTCCATATAAAAGTCATTTACAATGTTATAAATGACATTGTAATAAAGGTTTGCATCCTTAATACTATCGCAAATATGCTCTACGATTTTGTGGGCAATAAAGTCGTGCCAATTCATCTCAACCTCATCAATTGTGATTTCGCATGTATTTTGAACGTAGCACCCATAATCGTCCTCATTAACAATGAGGTCAAGAATGTTGGATGAGGCAATTGCATCATCACGTTTACCTTTCATGTATATTTGAGCGAGTTTCAATGTCGGATAGACCTCAACATGCTTTTCGTTGTTTTGAACATTTGTGAAAGTTAATACATAAAGTTTCATAATCTTGTAATTTTAATTGATGAATAATATTGTTAATTGTGTTGTGCTATATGCAAATAGTGTGCCAATTTGTTATATCAATATGAGAATGTTGTATATCTGCCCAATCACAAATTCGTCAATATTGAATGTATAAATGGTATCATCACCATAAACAATTTGCCCATCAATTTTAATTTCCTCTTTCTCATCCAAATAAACTTTGGTCACTTTAAGTTCAAAGACATCAGTTCCGCAACCTACCATATATGGATTGGTGAATGGTTTTGTGAATGAAATGCTACCTCCGTTTTCTTTGAGTTTGGTTTTCAATTCTTCCACCATCATTGAGTTGGCGGCAATAACCATATCCAGTGTATTATAGTTATTGTCTTTTGCGGTCTTAATGATTTTTTCAATATTTTCGCTCATAATACTAAAATTTTAATTGTTATTACTAAATGATTGTGTTGTGCTATATGCAAAAAGCGTGCCAAACTTATTCGGAGTGGCACACTAAAAAGATATAATTTGATTTTGTTACAAAAAACTAATATCCATACAAATATTTCAAGTGATTGTAATTGTAATTGACAAAATTGACATCATCGTGTGTCAGTTTATCAGTCCAATCTGACATATCTACATTTTCAAGAATGAATTTGTTAATCTGCTCACAAAACTTCACATTCTGCTCATTGCAGAATTTGTCAGTATGTTCACCGAATCCCATACAACGTGCCTCCGATGAGTTAGAGACAAACATATAGGTGAAAAAACCTCTCAATTTGTGCCGTTTGGCAAAATCGCTTGCATAACACCAAATCCCAATCACTTCTCTGTCTTTCAGCAAATCAACGTTACTTCCGTCAATGACATATTGCGTTGGATTGTGTAAGTCGGAACCACATGCCCACAACCCAAAAAAATCACCATGACCAAGAAACATTACACTCTCGTTTGGAAATTCGTTAAGTGTTGCCTCAACCTCATCTCTTGTCGGGTTTACCATGATGATGTTATCCACATCACTCATATCTTTGTAAATTGCATCCAAGACGTGTGTGTCCTGCTGCGTGTCCATGTGAATTATAATCATAATTTTGATTTACTTTTTGTTGTTTGAATAATCGTTTATTGCCGTCTCAATCGCCTCTGCGACCTCTTCATAGGTGCAGCGACTTGTTCCGTCAAGTGTATATTCCTTTGCATATTTTTGGCCCAACAAATGAGCCATATCAGCGTTGTTGGTCTCATCCATAACCTCCACCTTGCTGATGTTGTAATCAACAAATGTTTCGTTCCCATAGCAAGTGTTGAGGTCGTATGACAACTTGTCAGATACCATTGTTGATGCAAGGTTGTTAATGTCATTTTCATTGATGACACCATCCACATCAAAAGTCACTTCAACCTCCATTTTGACGGTAACTTTTTTGCTTGTCAAATCCAACAAGAGTTCTTCAAGCTGGTCGGCATTCAAGAAATCTTCCAAATCCCAAATTTCATAATTGGAATCATTTCCGAACAACTCACCACATTCACCTCTATGCACATTAACAATGGAATGGAGTGTTATTGTCTCTTCCTCATTTCCGAGCCACACTTTGAACGTATGAGGTTTGTTCAAGACTTCAAAACCCGCTTTTTTTTCAATGATTTGTCCGATTTTATCCAAGACTTTAATCTTCTTCTCATCCATGATAATCTAAATTTTAATTATTAATACTAAATTGTCACCAAGCTACATATTCAAATGTATTTTCATACACTTCAATAATTTCCCAATCATGGCATTCATTGAACACTTCTTTGAAATCGCCATCCCTATCAGTAATGTAATAGAAGATTGTGCCATCAAAAGTTTCGTCATTTGACAATTCGTCATATTCATCTTCCGAACAATAACAAATTGTACGTGTTGAGGTTTTATTATCTTTGTCGCTTTTCCAATGAATCTCACAATCAATAATGAAACTATCTCCATTTGATTGAATAATGGCATCAGCCAATTTTGCAATTTCCTTATCGTTTTTCATAATAGTTATCTTTATGTACGCAACTGCGTATTATTACTTTTGATTTTAGAAAAGGTGGCAAGCAAAAACCCAAAAAACCTGCCACCATAAACAACTTTGTGTAAATTAGAATCCGAACATTGCACCAATAATCATGTTAAATGTAGGATTCACGTTTGGCTCTACTTCGTCATCATTATCACTATTATCTTCTTCGTATTCATCATCATCGCATTCATCGTAGTCTTCATCATCCTCAACTTCCTCGTCTTTACCATAAACAATTTCTCTCGCAAGGTCAAGCAGTCTCTTGTTCTGAACCTCCTCATTGTTCAGTCTCGCCTTTTCTTTCTCGCAATTCACCACACCCATGACCGCCTTGTCAAATTCCAAATCCAATTTCAGCAAGTCCTCCATTGTGATTTCATTGTTGGCAAGTGCCTTACGTGCCTCATCAAAGATGGTTTTTGCTTTTGCCTTGTAGATTTCAAGGTTGGTGTTGTTTACGATTTGCTGCATTTTGTTGTTCTTTGCCATAATACTATTTTAATTTTAATTGTGGTCTCCGCTTAATATCGGTGGGAGACCTTGACCGATTACTTTATCCTATATACAAAAAGCGTGCCAAACTTTAATTAAAATTCATATTCGGGAACTTTCTCAACAAACTCATCAATGATTTCCTGCAATTGGTCAAAATAGCACATATCAACACGCTTTTTCAAATTCCCATGAGTGCTGACAAACTCAATCTCATAGTAATCCATAGGGTTGTAGATGATATGCACATAACCCTTGAATTTCATTCCGTTCACCTTGAAACGCAATGTCGGATAGTTGTCATCCTCCGTGACCGCAAATTGGAAATTATGCGCTCCCCATGAGAAAAACACATATTTGTTCGGGTATTTGATTTGTGTTCTTATCGTTTCAGCAATCTGCATGACACGTTCAATACCTTTTTTCGGTGCTACCAATTTTGTCGCTTGTTGTTGCATAATTCTAATTTTAATTGTTATTACTACATCACACTATATGCAAATACCATGCCAAAGTTGATTGTCAGTTGTTATGACACAATGGCATGACACAACTGACAAAAATGTCATACTGACAAAGTGTCATGGCTGGGCTGACAATGTGTCACTATAAAAAAATAAAGTGTAGGTTGGAGTACACTCTCCTACTCATTTTAAGTGTGACGGAGTACACTCTCCTACTACACTTTAATCCAATGTTCAGCCCTTTTCGGCAAGTCCTATGCCTTACTGCTCCTATGTCCTATGCTATTAAGGTGGTTTCATCGGTGATGGTTTTAAGTTATACAATCCGTTCACGATATACTATATGCAAAAAGCGTGCCAAACCTCATCGGAATGGCACGCTGACAGCAATTAAAATTAAGATTATGAAATTTTTATGGTGTTCAAATCAATATCCTTTACATATTCCCAATCATCAAAATGTTTGGTTGTATCACTATAAATTATAGAGTTGCTATAAGTTCTATATGGTGACATATTGTCATTCAGAAAGACATATTGGCAGTAATCACAATGTCCATCCCTTGATGGTTTCACGTCAAGGATTGCCACATAATAACCATACTCACGAATAGGGGAAAACGGGTCATTTTTATCACCATCAAATCGTCTTTTTCCATATATTCCACCAATCTTCAAACCCGATTTTTCCATTCTCTTTTTTGGTCTCTTATTGCTCTTTATATCATCAATGATGTAGTGGAGCGAAAGGTACAAAAAGAATGAAAATACAATCACGAAGATTGTGTATGAAATAAATGATGGCATAGTAAATGTAATCATAATAATTTATTTTTTTTTTTTGCAATAAAAACTAATAACTCTGAAACAATAAAAACTAATAAAACTATTCCCAACTTGCAAGATAGCTTTCAAAATCGTTATCCATCATATTGTAGTTGATGGTTTGTCTATTCTCATATAGATTGATGGCATAATTGATTGCCCACTCCATCAACCTCCACGCTTGGTTTTCGTTTAATTCGTGTTCCTTGATTTTGTTATACGCTTTGGTTGCTACAAACGATGATAGCAATTCCTTATATTCATCAAGACTATTACAAACATATTCTTTTTTCTCTGTATTCATAACTAATTATTTTCAATGTATTCTTTAATCATTTCAATTGCATCATCCAAATTTTGGGCATTTCCGATGAAATAATTTTTAATGTTTGGTTTTGATGAATAATTGTCTGGCTCAATCACTACCGAACAATACTTGTCGGTGTAATCAAAACAATTGTGGTAAGTCACGCAAAGTTTATCCCAAGCGGTTACAAATACGCAAATGGAATATTTTACATTGTTTCTTTCAATAAAAAGAGGCAAATTTTCAATGCTATTCATAATCACAAATCATTATCTATTATAATTTTAATCGTTCAACAATTCCAAGACACTACCCAATTCGTTTTTTTCATTCTCCAATATCAATAATTTGTTTCTCACCTCATTGTAGCTACTTGTTAATTCTTTTTTTATTGTATTAATCTTGTTCTCCTTATATTCATCTTCTTCTTCCCCAAATCTAACCCAAAAATATTCATGGTCATAGTCAGTAAGTGAGTATGCCTGCAATTCAAATGTTTGTTTTCCGTTCTTAATAGGGTATTCATACAATTCGGCATTATCAATATCATAATCTTCGTGATTAATCTTTGTGAGACTAATATAATCTTTGATGATTTCGTTTGCGCTATTATCGTTGGAAAGGTTGATATTGTATTTGTTCAATATTTCCAAATTCCAATCAACCCTTTTGTTATATTCTTGAATGAATGTTTCTATCGTCATAATTCTAAATTTTAATTGTTCATTATACTATATGCAAATACTATGCCAAAAATCACCAAATTTTACGGAATTTTGTTGTCCGTATTCTACATCTTTGAAGTTTCAACATTCTCTTATGTTCTCTAATCTCATCCTTTGTGGCGAGACGAAACAACATACCGACAGAAGCCTTCTCGGAGTGATGGTCATCATACATACAACGGTCTTTGTGACACTTGTAAACCTTTCCTTCCGTGAAAGACGAACCCAGTTTATGCCAGTCCATTATGCACATGTAATAACGGTCTTTCTTTACTGTAACTACTTCATTCATATTTTTATCTTTTTGTTTTTATTACCAAGTTTTCAAAAATTTTGTCGTTCGGATTCTGCGTCCTACACCATATACTCTACCATTAAACGGGTTCAACGCGTGTACACGCTCTTCCTTGCACACATAGACATCACCGACCAATTCATCGCCATTATTTCAATTTTTCCAATATTTCCTCAATTCTCACACAATCGTTTGCATCAGCCAACCCATATTCATCCAACTTGCGAAATTCAATCTCATCACCATTGCAAATGTCGGCAACATAATCAACACCCAACGCTTGTGACACCTTTGCAGACAACGCTTGCATTGCAAGTTCAAGTTCGTTGCTCTTCTGCAAACACTTGGCATACGCTTTCTTTATTTCGCTCTTTGTCATTTTAATTTTCATTCTTATCCGTTTACCATTATGCAAAAACCATGCCAAATTCATCTATTTCTCAACAACCTGCCCATCAACAACAACATAGTTTTCAAAATATTCCATATAAGATGGTTCATATCTGCAAGATTCACATTCGTAGGTCGGTTTGTCGTATGACATATCCTCACGCAAGAAAAAGTCATATCCGTATTCGTCTGCTATGATTTTCGTGAATATCGGCAGACTATATCCACCCTCTTCCAAATTAAAATAGGGAACATATCTCAATTCGGAATGAGACATCCAACCATTGCAATTCTTGTCACGATACAATTGTTCGTGCTTGTTCATACACTCCAAACCGACTTGGATGTTCTTGAACTCCTTGTTCAACTTGATAAAATCACGCTTTATTGCCGCAACAACCTCTTTGGTCACAAATTCCTTAAAGAGTTCTTCGTTTGCATTTAAGAATTTGTCTTTCAATTTATCGTAATCCATGTTATTGTAATTTTCATTCTTATCCGTTTACCATTATACAAAAATCGTGCCAAAAACTACACATCTTCTACCAAATCAGACAATTTGTCAATTGTGTCATTTTCGTGGTATTCAAATATCTCGCAAAGACTTTTTGAAAATACCCATCTTTCCCATTTAAGGCATTCCGTCATACTTTCGCTGCATCCAATATCAATCCCTTGATAAGCGAATACCCAACTGAAACCACCACTTCCCCATCTTCTACCTTGATGGTGGAAACAAGGTGTTGCATCCGTTAATTCAAATCCGAATGCCTTGTTTATTCTCTTTATTAACCTTTGTTTTGTTGTCATTGTAATTTTAATTGTTATACATTTACCATTATACAAAAATTATGCCAAAACCTCAACTGACATATTGACATAAAAAATGTGCCACCTTGTCAGTTAAGGTGACACATTATAATCACAATTAAAATTTAATATTCACACCATTGCCTTTAATTTCAATCATTGTCATTCGTCTGCCTGCCTCTTTAATTAGTTTATTTGATTTGACTTCAAGTGTGATGCAAGCAATACTGCCAATAAGTCCGATAGAACCGCCAAAAATATATCCAAAAATTTTATCTTTTGAACAACAGACAATAGGTGTCGTAATACCAATTGTTGCAGCCGTTGAGATAAGACCAACAACAATAGCAGTGTTTTTTAATTTTCCAGCTCGTTCAAGCAACTGACCAGGTGACATATTAATTATTTCCTCGTCTTGCGTATCAAAAGTGTATGCGTATGATGTTCGGTATGTTGATAACTTCAATGTGCTATCGTTGGTTTGACCAAAAGAGCATACGCTCATTAAAACCATTGCCAATACAAATAAAATTTTCTTCATAATACTTTTTTTTATTAAAATTTTAATTAATGTTTGTTTTTAATTTTGAAAAATAACGTGTTGTGTTATGTTTTTGTGCTGCTACAAATATTGCAGGATTTCAATAATGATTTCTCTTCTTTGGTCGTAGTCGGTGATTTGGATTTCTTCTGCATCTTTGTCAGTATGCGGATTTCCACTCCAAAAGCAAATATCCGCCTCGTTGGGCTTTGTAATGTGGGTGATTAAAGCACCATTGTGTTTGACACCAAAACCCTCAACACAAAGCGTGTCGGTATCATAAAACTCATATCTCAACTCATCCTCCAACTCGCAGAGGTTTCGGTCATCATCCCAAACCTCCATCAAGTCATCTCTTGTCTCCGCATCCTCAACGGAGTAGAGTTTAATAGATTCAAATTCAGCAGGAATGTTCATTGCCTCAAATTTGCTCTTGATTTCGGCAATGGATTTGCCGCTGATTTTGGCTGTAACGCTGAATGAAATGACTGCTTGCTTTTCCATAACCTAAAATAATTTTAATTGTGAATACTAATTTTAAGTGTTGTGTTATATGCAAAAAGTGTGCCAAATTAAAAATAGTAACTCACCTCATCCTCATTAAAAGATGTTCCGTTTTCGTTGTTGTAGTCTTCAATTGCAAGTGATGGGATGTAGGATTCACCTGCAAGTTCAAACTTGCCATTCTTAATGAGTTCCTCCAAAACTGAATTGTCATCGGCAGATAACAATTTTTTGATTGTATCTTCATCTGCCTTTATGTCAACACCTACTCTCATCCAAATTTTTTGTTCTTGCATAATACTGAATTTTAATTGTGAATATTAATTTTAAGTGTTGTGTTATATGCAAAAAGCGTGCCAATTCTCTTTACTTGCACCTCCAATATAATTTTCCGATGAGGTGCTTTCGGTTTGATGGCTCAATGATAAACCATTTCCACCATTCAAGTCTTCCGATATTGATATATTCCCCTACAATCAGTTGAGGGCGGCTCGCCATAGCAATTATATCATCCATTATATTTGTTTTTTTTTTTATTCGTAGATGACCTGCATTTCCTTTATTTGCCAATCGCAATGATTTCGGGTATAATCACCCTCTTCCTGCATTTCGGCGCAATCATAGGAGATTGAACATTCCCAATCGGGATTATCTTCTCTCATGCTCTCATAGTCACGTTTCATCTCCTTTTGGGCAAGTTCCTTTGTGGCATACACACCTACATTGATGCCTTGCACATAATCCACACTCCATTGTGTTGTGAGTACATAAACTTTTTGTTCTTTTGTCTGTTCCATAATTCTAATTTTTAATTGTTAATACTAAATTTGTCATTAATCTATATGCAATTATCGTGCCATTTTTACGTTGTTTGTCCACGTAAATTCAAATTTCTCAATCTCTTCACCATATTGCTTTTCACCTTTGTGTGTGGTTATCTTCGGAAGTATGTCCATGCGCTCATCACGCTCCGTTTCCGTTTCATAATAATCAGCACCTGCATACAAACTAACTTGCATCGGCTTTCTTATATCAGTCGGAAGACCAAACAATGTTGTATGCTCTATCGGACACTCAACAACCCTCTTATAAAAAGCAACACCATATCCAACCTTACCATTCAATTTCTTATTGTCGGTATAGATGACACGTTTATTAACCAGTTCCGACAATGTACCATATTTGACCTCTTTGATATTCATAATCTAAATTTTAATTGTTAATACTAAATTGATTGTGTCGTGTTATGTACGCATCTGCGTATTGGTGTCCCTATTTTCCAATGCAGGAATAAACCACCGCTCCGAAACTTACAATCAAAATAATTGCTGCTAACATAACGCTGTTTCTTTTTTATTGTTGTTTATTCTCTTTTATTCTTCTTTATTATTCCTTGTCATATCATCGGCAAATAAACATCATCTTTCACGCAATCCATTATTGTCTTTGCTAAATTGACTGATGCCTCATTCCTCCCATCAGTATATTCTTTCTTGCTCATCAATTCAATGAACTTCATGCAATGGCGCATATAACTTTGTTGCAATGTTGGATGATTATTCGCCATGCACTTTGCCAATTCATCGCTTTGAAATGCACAATCGTTCACCATCTCATCAACCACACAACGATAGAATCCGTGTCGGTCTGCATACTCTTTGTATGTCGCACTCTCGTATGCGGCAAGGAGGTCGTTAATGGCTTTGCGCTGCTCGTCAGTCAAGGAATCGCTGCACAATATTTTGTTGTTTACCTCTTTGATGATTTCTTCTTTTCTCTTGTTGCTCATAATCGGGAATTTTAATTGTCCACATTATATTATGCAATAATCATGCCAAACTTATATTGTCATTCCGAGTGACACAATGTCACTTGTCATTGACAAATTGTCAGTATGACACAATGTCGGTTTGTCATGTCAGTTTGGCAGGACTTGGCAGGGTGTAGTGGGTGGGTGGTGGAGGTGTTACCGCCCACCCTACGAGACCAAGTGGGTTTTATTGAAATACGGGCGCACAGTTGTGTGTATTGAGTTTCCCACATGGAATCAAAATTCGTAGGTCGATTACGTTATAATCGGTAACAGTAAAAAAAAATTAAAATTTCTTAGGGTGGGGGGTGTTTTAAAACAACAGGTACTACTTTTTCAAAAAATTTTTCCCAGTAGAAATTACAATTAAAATTACACTTTTGTTATTCAAATTAAAATCCCCATCCGAGGTAACACTTCTTAAAAATGATTTCCAGGGGTGGGGGTCAATTTAATTTCAACAGGTACTACTTTCCGAAAAAATTTTTATATATAATTTTAATCTACAAATTATTCTTCTGCCACATTATTAAACACTTTTGTGACAGAAGCAGCCTCGACAATGCTGTCATCCTCAAAAAATGTATAAGCTGGAACACCCTTATTAGTATTCGGGTCAATCTTATGTGGATGTTCAACTACAGACTTTACAGTATTAACCCTTAAACCTGATTTAAATGGTTTTTCCGATATCTTACTAACCATTGTGCCTGACTCATAAATTTCTGTTGGCAGTCTCATTTTTACGTTTTTTATTTATACAATTCTAAATTAAATTACATTTCAATTATACAACAAATAAAATTAAAATCAAAAACCATTTTTCACAATATAATTTTAATTCAATAAGTACTACTTTCTGGAAAAATTTTTATATATGATTTTAATTATTTTATACATAAAATCACTAAAGTTGTGGTAAAAGTGTAAAACCTATTACTCAACAATAAACTTTGTATGTTCCATCCACATCACCTGTTGTCAATAGAGTAAAAAACTTACTATTCAACAGTCAACAGACTATTTGACTATTATCCACCGACGTTGTAAATAGGATATAAAATCAACTATTCAACAGTCGCTTCAGCAATGCTTTCAATTGCATCTATGTTGTAAATAGGATATAAAATCAACTATTCAACAGTGTCTTGAGTATCAACACCAACAGTTTGTCGTTGTAAATAGGATATAAAATCAACTATTCAACAGTATATTTCTATATAATACATTTTATTTCAATAAATTACAAGCAAAACAGAAATAAATTTTTGATTGTTTTTTCATTTGTGTCAGAATATCAAAGAACATTTTTTTACTCCTTATTATGCCAGGTTTTCAACGAATACGCCGTCTTCGTTTATTTTTCCGTCACGATAGTGGCCAAGCGTTCTAAACGTATTGATTGTCTTTGTGCTCAGATTTTTTTTGAAACCGTTTTTAATGTTGTAAGCTGGTACTCCATACATTGTCTTTTGTTTCTTTGGGTTGAATTCGTCAGTCATTGCATTTCTAAGTTCTTCATCGAGTGCGATGTATTTCAAGTTACAAGCTGAGTTAAAATCGGCATTTAGTCCGTTGATGTGTTTTTCCTGTTGTGTTCTTACCATTTTCTTATTGGCGAGTACATATTGCTTTTTTTCTTTTCCATTCTTTGTCTTGGACGTTTTTTCTATATAGTAAAGGCTATGCGTAATGCTGTCCATTTGGGATGTGAATGCTGATGGGCAGAAAACAACGTTCATTGAATTGTTGTTACATAGCTGGACAAATTTGTCCTTGATATCTGCAAAATGAATCGCCTTTATAATAAGATTCATGAAGTTCAATTTTTTCTGCCTCCATATACCGTCAGTTGAATATTCGATATCTTTCACAATTTCATTTTCAAATTTAAAATTATAATAAGCGTTTGTGAAATTTTTATTATTCATCATTTCTTTCACCTCATCAATGGTTTTACCCTCGAATTTATGGTATTTAAGTAAAGATTTTGGTGTCGGCATTTTTGCCTTGTCAAATTGTGCACTATCGAGGTATTCCACCGCCAATGTATCATATCCGTTTGTTTTGAATACATTGAAGGCGTATGTGACGATATTGTCCCGACAGCCAATAAGGTCTTGTTCTACCTTATTGAGTTTTATTAATAGTTCTTGTGCCGTGTCGGTATTGATGAACGAGAATTCGAATCTTCTCTTGTCCATCATTTCCTTGTTTTCAGTTGATTCGTCATTAAAACCCATCATATCGTCATATTCCTTTTGTTTTTCGTAGTATTTTTCTTTAAGGATAAAATAGGCTTTATATTTTGCCCTAAGCATTTTCACATAATTGACATAATTTACAATGTTTTTATCGTTATTTGTCTTTGTAATATTGTCAAATACTTTTTGCATGGCAATTTCTCTACGGATAAGTTGGTTGTTTAATTCACCACCATTTGATTGGTTTACCACCCTTTCAAATAAGCTTTCAGTTTCAAGAATTCCGAAATTTACGTTTTCGGCCATTTGTTCGTAAATTTCAAGGCCTTGATGTCCATTTTTGGAGTTACCAAAGGTGGCAATAAAGTCATTATTGTTAACAAGTTCACGATAAAGGTTGATATAACCTTTTACGTTTCCGTCATCAACGATTGATGTCGCAAGCATCATGTGTTTGATATTAACGTCAACACCGACAGCATTTTTAATTTCGCAAACTTCCTTTTCAAAATCAACTGGACTTGTCATATGGACAAACAATTCATTGTTTTTAATGTTAAATGTAATCCAATCGCCATGGTTTTCAGTAATGTTAATTAAATCAATTCTCTTTCCGCCAACGAATTTTACAACCTGTCTATTACCAAGCAAATTGAGTGTGTATGGTTTCTTATTGAAAGTAAGTCTAAGATTGAATGATGTGTTGCCAACCTTTTCCATTGGCGAATCTTGTTTATGGATTGTCAATGTGTTCATGCTTTTTCTTTGGCAACCGCCAAACTTTTGCAAATCAGCGATAGCCATAGTAGCAATCTCATTCTTTATATCTTCTTCATGCTCTTTATAATATTTGCATAAACATTCTAAACGGGCAATTTTGTCTTTTGTTTGTTCTGTCTCTTCCCTAATCTTCAAAATATCTATACGTTCATTGAAATCGTTTACTGATTCAATACCGTATTTGTCAACGTCATAAATTGTCTGATTTTTTAATGTGTCTTCGTCAACATCGTTTACGTCAAATTTTTTCCATTTTGTAGTGGCCTTTAGTGAAGACATTTTAGTACGGAAGTTACTAATAACATTTTGAAAGTATCCGAATCTCCGATAATCGGTTTCACCCATTCCAAGTGAATTTCCATTATATTCTTCATGGTTAACTTTTCTAACAAATTCAAATAGTAAATTATCAGCATGGCTGGATGAGCAATTTTTGGTGAACAGCCAATACAATGGCATATCTTCTTTGTTATTCTCGATAAAATATCTATAATACCCAACACCAATTTTTGTTTCGCCTGTTTTTTTATCAACACATGGCTTTGTTTTTTGTTTATCATCAAGATATGCAAACAAATCCTTAACCTTCATGCTGGTTAGGTTGTTGCAAATCCATTGGCTTAATTTATTGTAATAAGTACAATACTCTTCCATTGCGGGTTTCCATAACGATATAATATCGTTATTATCGCACTTTGCTTTGAAAATAAAAGTTTTATTGATTGTATTTTCTCCGTTGTTTGTTTTGTGTGCCATTTTTCTAAATTTTAATTTACAAATTTTAAAATATACAAAATTTTCTTTCTATTGTAATTATACAACAAATAATATTAAAATCCAAATCAAGATTCCGATTAATTTTCTTTTTTGACATATATGATATCTGCAACGCCGTTTTTTTCCTTGAGGCAGTTTTGGACCATGTCGTTATCGAATAGGTGTGTTAGCATACATTGGCCTTATGTGTCTTTGAATTCACATCCGTCGCATGTTGTTGTGTTGTCTTCCACTGGTGTATATGTGATTCCGTTAAGGATGATATCCTGTAAAGTGGTTGGATTCATTGTTTTTGTCAATATTCCTTCGATTGATTCGTAGATATAGTTCACGACCTTGTTGATTTCGTTTTGCGAGATATTGCAATCATTTGTTGCATATTCGTTAAGCATCATGGTTTTCACATTGTCCATGAGTTTATATAGCATTTGAAAGGCTAGTTTTACATTTCGTGCCATAATTGATATGTTTCTATTTTTATTTTGTGGTGATTTAAATATCTAATCCTCAAGCACTATGTCTCCGTCTTCCACCAGGTCGTGCCATGCTTCTTTGACAACCGACACCAGTTCGTCTTCGAAAATAATGGTGTCTGGATGGTTGTCGCATAGTTGGAGAATTGACCATTTGAACATTTTTAACAGTTCTGCTTTTTCTTTCAATGTCATAATTCGGTTACAAGGCTTCTTCACACTGCAATTCACGCACCGCGTCTTCAATCGCTTCTGTCAAATCATAATAATTAAACGGGGTGTCTGGATAACATTCCACGAATTTTTTAATGGCCCATTTGAACAACGATGTTAATTTTCCTTTCTCTGTTATTTTCATAAAATTTCAATTTTAATTTTCAACAGATTGTTTTTCTTCTTCTTTTTCAGAAAGTAAATCTT